TAACTATAAATCTCAATATAATAAAACTGATTACAGATATGTATTCTTACGTAAACCTACCTCTGGTTGGATTCGTCAAGCAAACGAATTGCTGCAAGCCAATTTAGATCACCAAAGAATTTATTTTGCAAGTAGAGCTATTGATGAAAATTATACAAAACAAAAAGGAAAAAGTATCAATATTGAAAAAATTAAATTTTTAAGAAATGCAGAAGAAACTAAACAGAGTGCTGCCGCTAAAATGATTGATTTTATTGAGCACCAATCCGATATGATCAATTTGACAAAGAATGAGTGTGCTTTAATTCAAATAACTACAACTTCTCAAGGAACGCAGACATTTGATCTACCTCCAAATCTAAGGCGTCAAACAGGCCCAGATAAAGCAAGAAAAGATAGTTACTCTGCTTTGGTGTTAGCCAACTGGATGACTAAAATATATTTTGATGCTCAACATCATAAAGTTGAAGATATAATAGAAACTTTTGAACCAACGTTTATAATGTAATAAAAGTAACTTTAAAAGTCACTTTATAAACTTTGCGTGTAAATTATTTTACCATGTCCGACAAAAGAAAGTATACAAAAAGATCAGATTACTGGAATAAATTCAAGCAGGGCGAACAACCCCTTGAAAATATGCTGTATTCAAGTCAAGCAAAATCAGAATATGAGCCGCAATTAATAGGCGAGTCTTTTTATAATTACGAAAGCAAAGCATATTCTAGAGCTGGCAGTGGATCCGAAACAACCCAAAGTAGAAGAAATAATGCTGCGATTGGGCCAAAGATTTTTAAGTATACAAATATTCGGGCAGGTTTACTGCCGTACGAATACGGTATTGACGGTGTTAATGTTAGAGATGCTATTGAGCTTTGCCAAAAAGCATATTGTAATGTTTCTATTTTTCGTAATGCAATTGATATGATGGCAGATTTTGCCAATTCTACTGTATACCTTGAAGGCGGCAGCGTCAAGTCTAGGCAATTCATTGAGGCATGGTTTAAAAAAATTAAAATTTGGCGTTTAAAAGATCAATTTTTCCGTGAATTCTACAGAAGTGGTAATGTTTTCTTATATACTATTGATAGTAAATTTAATGTAGATGATTTTGCAAAAGTACGTAACTTTGGATTAAATTTAAAAACAAATCAATTACCTGTTCGTTATATTCTTCTTAACCCGTATGATATGGTGGCCAAAAGATCTACATCTTTTGAAGCTGGATTGTATGAAAAGATTCTTAGTGAATATGAATTAGAAAGATTACAAAACCCACAAACAGATGAAGATAAAGAAATTTATAATGCTTTAACGCCAGAAATGAAAAAGAAGATTAAGCAAAATGGATATTATACAGACGGTATGAAAGTCCAGCTTGATCCTAGAAAATTAAGATTTTCTTTTTATAAAAAGCAAGATTATGAACCATTTGGCGTACCTTTTGGATTTGCTGTATTAGATGATATTAATTTTAAAATGGAAATGAAAAAGATTGACCAGTCAATCTGTCGTACCATTGAAAATGTTGTTTTATTAATTACCATGGGTAATACTCCGGATAAAGGTGGTGTTAACCCAAGAAATATTCGTGCCATGCAATCGCTTTTTCAAAATCAAAGCGTTGGCCGTATTCTTGTTAGCGATTATACAACTAAAGCTGATTTTGTTATTCCTGATATTCAAAAAGTAATTGGTCCTGCCAAATACGAAGTTGTCAACCAAGATATTAAAGAAGGTTTGCAAAACATTATTCTTAATCAAGAGAAATTTGCAAGCACCGAGATCAAAGCTCAAATGTTTTTGCAAAGACTTAAAGAGTCAAGAGATGCTTTCTTAAATGATTTCTTGCAGCCAGAGATTAAACAAATTTGTAAAAACTTTGGATTACAACAAGTGCCTACAGCGAAATTCGAAACAATTGATCTTCAAGATTCTTCTCAAGTTCAAAGAGTTATCACTCGTATGATGGAATTAGGCATTCTGCCTCCTGCTGAAGGTATGAAGGTAATTGAAACTGGGGTATTTCCAAGTGCTGCTGATTTAGAAAAAGCTCAAGAAAAATTTGTAGAAGATAGACAAAAGGGATATTACAACCCAATAGTTGGAGGTATGCCTGTTCCTGTTGATTACGGTGAAGAAGTGGTAGCGCCAATTCCTCCAACACCTACGCCAGCCCAAGCTCCTACAAATAGAGCAAGAAGTACTTCAAATCCCGGTAGACCCGCAGGTTCAAAAACATTAGCTAAGACGACATATTCAGTTAGCGGTATTAAAGATATTGCTGATGCAACTAACCATCTTTTTAATTTTATGTCTTCTGAAGCTAAGCAAATTTTTAAGAAAAAACGTTTGAATAAAACTCAAAAACAAATGTTAGAAAGAGTTTGTGAATCTGTAGTTGTCGCTAAAGATATGGAAAATTGGGAGGCTACTGCTGCAGAATGTATTAAAAACCCCAATAAAATCATAGATTTAAAGCCTATGTCAGAAATTTTAAATATAAGTTCTGAACATGAGTTAGATGATTATGCTGCTGCTATTTTATATCACAGTAGAAAAAATTCTCTTGAGGCATAATTAAGTGTAAATTTTTTAAAAATGGCGGCTACATTTAAATATAAAACAGAGTATAATTTCGATATTTATGCTACAAATAATTTGGAGGACGAACTTCAAATTAGTAAGGCATCTTTGGATAACTTAAAACCATTGATTCCTAAGTCTATTGATTTAGATAGAAATATAGATTTGATTGGTGTCGCTTTCAATGCGGCTGTAGTTAATAAATTTAACAGAAATGGTGACGGAATTGATTCTGAGACCGCTGTTGATTTGATTGATTACTTTGTTAATAAACCAACTAATATTGAACACAAAAAGCAAAAAGTTGTTGGTCATATTGTTAATGCCGGTTTTACAGATTTGAATAATGATAAAATTATTGGTAATGCCGCCGCTTTAAAAACCAATGACCCTTATTTTATTTCTTTGGCTTCTGTTGTTTATAAAACCGTTAATAAAGAGTTTGCCGATGTACTCTTACAATCTAGCGATGAAGACAGTGATTACTATAAAAAGATTTCTGCTAGTTGGGAGTTGGGATTTAATGATTATGTTTTGGCCGTCGGCTCACAAGATTTAAAAGACGCTGAAATTATCAAAAACCCCAAGCAAATTGAAGAGTTACAAGCTTTTCTAAAAACTTTTGGTGGAGGTGGAAAGCTCAAAGATGGTACCCCGATTTATAGGTTAGTTGTAGGAGAGGTTTTCCCATTGGGAATTGGATTTACAACTAATCCAGCTGCTGATGTAAGTGGTCTTATCGTTCAAAAGAATATTGATCTAACATTAAATGATAATAAAGATGCACATGCAGAAGCAGATAATATTTTAAAAATTTCACAAAGTGAAAATAAAACTGTAAAAAATAATAATACTATGGATATTACAGAGTTCAAAACCGAGTTCGAGAGGATTCTCGATACGAAGTTAGCGGACAATGCTGAATTCACTCAAGAGGCGGTGGCAAGCGTTGCGACTCATGTGATCGATAAGATCCGTGAGAAGGACGAACAGTTCAAGGCCGAAAGAGAAGCCATCGAAGCTGAAAAAGCTCAGGCTACACAGGATGCAGCAGAAGCCAAAGCTTCGATTGAAAATCTTCAGAAAGAATTGGAAGCGGCCAGCCAAAGAATTAATGAGCTGGAATCTTCCATCAGCGCTGCAGCCGCAGAAGAGTTATTCAATAGCAGAATGGAATCGATCGATGATCTTTATGAATTATCTGATCAGGATCGCACTGTCTTAGCTCAAGAAGTTAAGTCATTAGATTCTTCCGATGCTGCTTTTGAAGATTATCAGTCAAAATTGGCTTCTTTACTTCATCACAAGAGCAAAGCTTTTAAAGTGGAGCAAGAAAAACAATTTGAGGCTAAGGTTCAGGAAGAGCTTGAAAAACGTTTGGCAGGAATGCCTGCCGCTGAAGCTTCTCAGGAAGCTGTGGCTAGCGTTGAGCAGGCTACTGAAGCCGAAGAGTCCGTGGAAGATGTCGTTGAAAATGTTGAAGTTCCTCATTCGAGTATCGCCAACAACAACGAAGCTTCTTCAGTTGAAGAGTCCTTAACTGATAAGTTCAAGAAGGCCTTCACCAGTGAAAACATTTCAATAACCTATTAAACTAAAATACTACTATGGCACTAAGATTATTACCATTCAGACAATATAGCGACAATGATGTCATCAACCTGTATGCAAATCAGGATGTTGACGAGTCGCCTTCAACTAACGGTAACGGTAGCGCAGGCGTATTGGTAAAGGTATTGAGCGGAAATATGAATAAGGACATTCATGATTTAATTGATAGTTCTTATCTGGGTAAAACTGACTATCCATTCTTGGGTGCAGATAAATATCCCACCGTTCCTTTACGATGCAAAGCCGCAACTACTGGTACTGCAGTTATCGGCGTCACACTTCGACAAACAGTGAAAAATGATGAGAACGGTGAAAAACTGATCTACAATCCTGTTAAGCGTGACGAGTTACAGGCTGTTCTTAGCGGACAGGCTGTTCCTGTTGCTTC